CGAACCCCTGGATGAAACACCAAGTTTAACTCCGCTTTCCAGCATTGTTTTAACAAGTTGTCCCATCGGGGTTGGTAAAATTTTCATTTTTCCGTATCCGTTCGGTCCGTCCATCCACATTTCATTTACCATGTGTGATACACGATCTAGGTTAATATTAAGGCCTTCTGGATGATCAACTTCGCCGAGAACACTGTATCCACCAGTGACTTGATCGTTAAGTGTGCTGACAGCCCTCTGGATTTCGTTAACAGGATACACTCTTTGGTTGGCGTTTTTAACACCTCCCTGAATGCAGATTCCCTTCATGTAAAGGGATTTACCGTTGTGTTCGTCCTTAGTCTCAACGACTATACCCGCCTGGTCGAAAGTGAGCGTCTCACGTAATGATAACATCCGTTTTCCTTATACTACCTTATTAACTGCCAATAGTTGACTTTGCAGAAGAATCATCTTCTGTGCTAGTCTTGGCCTTTGGTGCCGCAACAGGTTTCGCTTTGCCACCTGGTACATTAATGTTACCTGCGTTTTCTTCTTTTGGAGCAGGTGCTTTACTACCTGTTTCCTCACCACCTTTAGCGATGTTAGAAGCCGTTCCGCCCATATCATTTTTGCCAGCAACTGGTGATTTAGAGTTATCTGAACCATCTGTATGCGTTACGCCTACTTTGTTCACATATTCTCTAATTTCTTCACTTGCTGTTTTAGGTTCTGCTGTTTCTACTGCTGGTTGTTCACCAAGTTCAGGAGCAACTTCTACAGTTTCTCCCTCTGCTGATTGATCTACAACGGCTTCGTCTTCTTTTTCTTCACCGTTATCTTCAGCGTCGTCGCCTTCAGCGTCGTCGCCTTTGTCCTCATCGCCCATCATTTTTTCAAATTCGGCTTTAAGGTCATCAATAGCATCTTCTAGGTCAACTACTCTGTCTTCGATTTCTTCTTCACCTTTTTCAGAGTCGTCGCCGTTGTCCATGTCACCTGCTGGTGCTTCGATGTCAGCAACCATATCGTCTGTTGCGTCTCCACCTACTTCAACTGCTGGTGCTACTTCTTGATTTTCTATATCTAATAAAGACTCATCTGTTGCTTCTTCATCTTTTGACTCTTCTTCTTTAGTTTCTTCTTCTTTTGAAGTTTCGTCTTTTGATGCTTCTTCAACTGCTTCGTCTTCTTTTGACTCTTCTGAAGTTTTTTCTTCAACTTTTTCGTCTTCTTTTGCTTCTTTAGACGCTTCTGTTGTTTCTTCTTCTTTTGAGTCTTCTTTTGAAGTTTCTTCTACTTCGATATCTTTGATATCATTTTCTAAAAGACCTTCATAGATTGATCTTGATTTTTCCACAACGATATCATGGAAAATTTCTTCTGCCGCTGTTCTATCGTCAGCGACTAATTTTTCAAGCATTTGCTCGAATTTACTTTTATCTGACATTGTTTTTCTCCTATTAACTGTTTATGATAAGACTGTCATGTATTATTTAACCGATAGGTGAAAAAACAGGTAGATAATGGGTCGATACTGACCCGTTTGACGCAGATTCTATAAATGATAGCGTCTTTTGAACTCTTGTACAGTGATTTCACTGTAATTCGTAAACTTCTTAAGGTCTTTAGCCTCAAAAACATCAGTACCTTCCGGTACTATTCGTATATATCTCTTTAGTGGATTCTTCTGTAGGATAATGCTTGTTTGCCGGTTCCAATTGCCGTGATAGGTGGCAGTGTCTGAATTCTTTTTGTAGTTGGGTGTATCGCCATATATGTTGTTCAGTTTGCCCTCAGTGGTGCCTGTGAAGTCAAAACCCAACAAATATATCAATTGATGCATATTTTTTGATGCTAACCACAGTGCTGTGGGTCCTGATGACCATCCTAGGCTGGGTTCGAAGAAGTTTAACCCTTTGTACTTTTTATATGCTCTGTTTGGATTGGTCCATACTGGCATATTGAACTGAGCACCTGCTAGACAGATCTCATTGATCATCTTGGCATCCACTGCCACTAGGTAATTGGGTGTGTAAGTTCTGTAAACAGCATTGCAGGCATACACTTTGCCAAACTGTTGTAAGGGTTCTAGGGGAACTGGTTTGCGACTGAGACCATTGCCTAATACAAAAGCAATAGACATTTATTACATTTCCGGTTGGTTAGCGGCGCCGTACATCTGTCTCACAAAGTCCAACTCTTTTTGTTGTTCGTCTTTGTGAAATTCACCGGCTTTTCTTGCTTTGTTGATCTGTTTCAATGACAGTCTAGTTTTACGTGTGTCGTCTAAAGACATAATAGACTGATCAGCAGTGGCATCGTATTGCTTCTGCTCACCTGGCTCTGTTGTTATTTGATCGTAATAAAAAAGTTCACGTAATATCATAAAATTATTTATACTTACTGGCCCGGAGTTGGCGTTCCGCCACCTGTGCCACCTGTATCTCCTGCTGGAGTTGGAGTGCCTGTGTTGTCTGCAGGATCACCTGGTTCTTCTGCTGGTTCCGCCGCATCTAAATCTGCTTGAATACCTGCTGTGCTAACTCCTGCACTTCTCAATTCAGTTGCTGAAGTGGTTGGTTTAGTTTGCATAGAGTCATCATTTTCTTCTCTCCACATTCTTTCGTTTTCTGCCATCTCTTCTGGAGTTAATCCTAAGAATCTAGACAGAGCATAACGTTTGCTAACAAATGGCACTGTTGCTATTTGTGTGTATGTGGAAATTCTGTTGTTGTCTACTTCTGCTTGTCTGTAAGAAGCAAAGTTCATTGGTGGTTGAAACTTGATATCAAACATTGCTGTGTCAATGTTCACACCTTTTTCTAAAAGGTAACGTTTAAACTCTTGATTAAATTCATCTGATACTAAATTTTGTAGTCTTTCACAGTATTTGTTGAACCTTAGTTCTTGAATGTATGCTGTTCCTACTCTGCCATCATTGAAACTGCTTTGCGAATCGTCTGCACCTGTTGGCAAATATGAACTTGGTATTCTTAAACCTCTTAATAATTTGTTTGTAAAGTATTTTAGGTCATCAATCTCACCAAGGTTAGTACCGCCTGGTAATGTTTCTACTTTAGAACCTCTTCCTTCTGCTGTTTGTGGGAAGAAATAGTCCTCGTTGATTGAAAGTGGATTATAAGAACTGTCTACTACGTTTGTTCCACCACCTGTTGATGAAGGAATACGTCTTTGATGAATCTCTGTTTTAACTCTTTCCACAAATTGCATTGCCAAGTGACTTGGCATATTACCTACGTCAATGTAAAACACTCTTCTTTCAGGTGCTCTTTGTACTCTGTAGATTATAATTGCGTCTTCCAGTAATTCTTTTTGTTTGTAAACTTTAAAAATGCTTTCCAACAGTGAATTACCAAACGGAAAGTTGTTGTCCAGTCCTTCACTTAAACTTAAATGTACCATGTGGTCGGCATCAACAGCAATTTCTCTTTGTCCTGTGCCAAATCTTGTTCCTGGTGCTGATGTATTGTCCACTCCAGTCATTCCTCTTACTCCGCCAGTCAAATATCCTGATCCACCGCCAGTAACATTGCCTGTTGTTTGATAAGGTGTAGTTGCTACAAGACTTTTAAAGTTAAAATTGATATCTTTTATAACATATTGCTCAGGAGTTTTACCTGTGCTTTCATTTACAATTATTTTTGTTACTTTTGCTGGATCAACGTGAAACATTTTCTTTGTTTCCGGATCTCTAATAAAGAATGCATCACCATACTTGAATACGTTACGCATAATCTTAAACACACGTTTAGAAAAGTCGTTCATTTTGCACCATTGGTGTAGGTATTGTTCTATGATTTGTATTTCTGTATTAGTTGCTTTCTGATTGTATTCAAATTTGAATGGTGTATTGTTTTGTGTATTGTTTTGTGTGCAAAATTCTGCTAGGATATCCAATGCGGCATTCACTTCTGAATCTAAATCCATCACATTGTATTGTCCGTATCTTTCAATTCTGTTTGGTGCACCGCTGTACACATCTGGAAGATATGATGAGTAGTTTGTTTTGGCTGGTCCAGCCTTTCCACCTACTCCACCACCTAAAGGTGAATTCATTCCGCCTGTGCCGTCTGATAGTGGCACTTCTGTAAAATATTTTTTCCAACTCATTATACTGTATCCGACATTTCTGTTGTTGCTTGTGAAGTTATTCTGCTGTAACGATTGCCATCACTCATTGCCATCAAAATTTGTTCCATCGTACTATTTAACTGATCCAACTTGTCTCCGGTTGAACTTGCGGATGCCGTTGTTGATCCCACCATACCGCTTCTTAAATTTGTCATTGCATTTCCTAAGTTATCTAAACTGTTAGCATACATGTCTATTTTGCCTTTGTCAAGCTCATCGAGTGTTTTATTCAAGTTTTTGGCAAAGTTTTCTGATCCTCCACCGAAAATCTTACCTACAAAGCCTGTAACAGCACCTACAGTACTTCCTGCCCCCATTGCCGCCATTGCTCCTGACAGTGCCAAAGTGCCTTTGGCTACTTGTATTAAATTGCCGCCATCTACTAATGAAAAACCTTGTAAACCACTGCTAAACTTCTCTAATGCTCCTCCCATTAAGAAAGTTGCCGCGGCTAAACCTGCTCCTATTGCCGTGATTGCTAGTCCTAAATTCGCCGCACCTAATAGAGTTGCCGGATTTGCCATTGCTGTCAAACCGCCTGCTAAACCTTTTAGTCCGCCACCCATGCCGGCTAGTAAACCGCCACCACCTGCACCAGTCTTTCCTAAAACAGATTTCGCTCCACCACCCGGTCCGCCTCCTGTTAGATAACTTGTAACTCCCTTGACGGCTTTCTTGCCGGCGATCGCAGTCAATGCCGCCGCCGCTACACCTGCCGCAACGTATAGTCCTCCCATTGCCACTTTGCCACCTTCTGACAACTCATCGAACCAATCGTTAAATTTCGTTCCTAAATCATCCAATGTGGTTGCAATAAAAGATTCAGGACCAATTATGCTTGCCAAGCCACCTATAATAATATCAACTCCTTGTTGGAATGGAGTCAATAATTTTTGAAATTTTGAACGCAAGTTTTCACTGGCATTCTGAAATTGTTTTGCACCTTCAGTGCTTGCCGCTCTTGCTTCTTGTTCTGCTATGATGGCACTTGTACTTTGTCCTAAGAATTTTCTGAACTTAACAGAATCTGCCGCAACATTGAAAAATTCATTGCCCACGCCTAGTTGAGTAGCAATTAATTTTTTCTGACCTTCGTCCATGTTGGCAATGCTTTCACCGTTACGTGCCAGTGCTTGAATAAACATATCACTTGCACCAGGTACACCATCTCTCAATGCCGACACTGCTTCACGCACACCGTCCACAGCAAATATACCAACTTGTTCTCCGCCTTCTGGGAATCCTTTTGCTAACAATCCTGTAACAGCACTTACCATTTCTGGTGCCGCCGCTTTGACCCTTACCATGGTTGCTTCTATTTCACTGTTTGAAATTAAACGTAACTCTCTGGCATCTGCCACTGCTTGTAATTCATCTTTCACTTGATCTCTTTGCAATCCAGTTAATCTTGACAATTGGTCTAATCTCAATAGATATTCTTGCGAGCCTGCAACCAACTGTGAATTACTCATTGATTGAGATCTACCCAAAGTAGTCTGTAAGTCTAGATAATCAGCAAAGCCTTCTGTGATATCTTCCATAGAAAATCCAAGACCTGCGATTGTTTTTCTGAAATCACTCTGTAATAGTGATGTCATTATTGTGTTGAATCTTCTTGCACCTTCGTTTGCACTACCGCCAAAACCAGCCAGTGATGTGTTGGCACTCATTAATGCCTGGGCTAATCTTGTCATGTCTATTCCGGCGTCGCCTGCTATACGTCTAAAATCACTAACTGTTTGAGTTGTGTTCGCGCCTATCTCTGCCAAGTTTCTGAAAGTGTCAACATTTTCAAACACTCTTGCCGCTAGGTCGGCTGTGAATTGTAAAAATACTTTGTTTAATCCTGTGGTGCTTTGTGATAGAACACCGAGTCCGCCAACCAATCCGTCTGCTCCATCTTTCAACATTGCAAAGCCGGCTCCTGCCGCACCTAAAACTTTTTTGAATACAACAACTGATTTGCTGGTTTTTTTGGTTTCTTCTGTGAACTCGCGTTGAGCACCACTGTTACCACCACCTCCAGACCCACCTACAGCCTTCAATATCTTTTTGGCAGTATCTTCGCTGGCTAGCCCACCTTTTTTAACCGCGTCTTCTAATAATTCTTCAATTGTTGCCATTATGTGATACCAAAATCCTTGTTACTTGTATTTAATGCCAATCATTAAGTATGCAGTTAATATGTCATACTAAATATTAGCAGTTTAAAAGTTAATAACAATATTTATTGGAGATTGAATGTCACAAGAACAAATAGGTACAAATAATAACCCACTTAAAAAGTATTACAGACAGCCCAAACAGTTTGTAAGATTGCCAAGTGGTTATAAATTTTATCCTGAAGGATCTATACAGGTTCCTGAATCAGGAGATGTTGCTGTGTATCCTATGACAGCAAAAGATGAAATGTTGCTGAAAACTCCAGATGCATTGTTGAATGGAGAAGCCACTGTGACAGTGATACAGAGTTGTATACCGTCAATTAAGAATGCATGGGCAATGCCTTCGATAGATTGCGATGCGGCATTGATGACCATCAGAATGGCCACATATGGAACCAGCATGACTATGCCAATCAAAGTGCCGGGCACATCCATTGAGAAAGAATTGGTGTTGGATTTACAAGAAAGTTTGAACAGCATCCTGTCAGCACAATACAATGATACATTTTTTTATCAAAACATGGAAGTAAAAACAAAACCTTTAACGTACAAAGAGTTTACCGAAAGTGCAATCCAAACATTTGAACAGCAAAGAATTCAAAAGATTGTAGATGACACAAAAATGAATGATGAAGAAAAAGTAAAAGCATTTCAAGTAACTTTCAAAAAATTAACAGAATTAAGTGTGGGCATGGTGGCTAACACAATAGCATCAATCACAGTGGATGGCGAGACTGTAACCGATGCCAAACAAATCAAAGAGTTTTTGGAAAACACTGACAAACAATTTTTCAGTTCCATCATGGAGCATTTGGAAAAAAATAGAGAAGTATTTCAATTAAAACCTCAAATCATTAAATCTTCAGAAGAAGAAATTAAGAACGGAGCACCTGCTGAATACACAATACCTGTAGCATTTGATTCAGCAAATTTTTTCGTATAAAGATATCAACACTGCCGACTTCTGACATTATCAAACTCACCAAGGAAATGGAAGGTGAAATTAAAAATTTTAAATCCGATCTATTCAAATTGGCATGGTTCATGCGTGGATCAATCACTCTGGATGAAATATATGCTACCTGTCATGAAGATAGAGAAGTAATGGGCGGAGTTGTCAAAGAAAATCTAGATACTGCTAAAAAAACAGGACAACCCTTCTTTTAACATATAGATACTATATATAAAGTATAAAAAATCATACACACACGGTGCCTAGAACCAAATAGCATCATTTAATCAATGACACACACATTCTAAATAAATCACATATGCAAGTCTACACACAAATTGTACGACCCCAGGAGTTGGATGAGGATGACCTGTGGATTCCCTGTCTTAAAACAGCCACCGTTGAACACTCATCTGCAGATGCACAATCGGGATTGATCATCACACACAT